CATTCCAGACGTTCCTTCACATTGTTCATCGCCTCTTTCAGGCTGCTGTTCATGACCCGCGCATAATGCTGCGTCATGCGTGTGGAGGCATGTCCGAGCATGACGGACACGTCCTGCAAGGGTACATTGTTGGCGAGCGTGACGGTGGTCCCGAAAGTGTGCCTGGCCACATGCGTGGTCAGATTTTTCTTTATGCCGCAGAAATCGGCGATTTCCTTGAGGTAGCTGTTCATTTTCTGGTTGCACATGACAGGCAGGCAGCATCCTTTCTTTACGCAGATCGGATGTTCCCTGTATTTCTCCAATATGGCCAGTGGAACGGGCAGCAGCGGGATGTTGCTGATGGAAGACGCTTTTCTGCGGTGTTCCAACTTGACCCTTCCCTTCCTTATCCACCAGTCACCGAGATTGTCCTGTACCAGGTTTTCACCACTCAGAGTGGCGACATCGGAGAACGCCAGACCGGTGAAGCACGCGAAGACAAATATGTCCCTGACCAGCTCGAGCCGTGGGATGGTGAATTTCTTTTTCATGACGGCCTGCAACTCGTCGTAGGTCAGGAATACCGGATCGGTCTCGTCCTGTTCCATCTTGTAACCGTAAAAGGGATTCTTACGCATCCATTCCTTTGCCAATGCCATGTTGGTGAATTTCTTGAAACATTTCATGTAGCGGACTATCGTGTTACGGCACAGTCCCCCCTCCGTTTTCAGGTAAATGTCAAACGCGCGGATGAACTCCGGTGTCAGCTCATGGAAGGTGATATCCTCCTTGCCGTAATAAGAGGGGATAAGCCGCTGCAATTTCTTCACCACGTTCTTGTACCGGTTGATCGTAACGGGAGAGTAGTCTATGCCTGTCAGTGTTTCCATTTCCTTGATGCCATCCTGCATGGTACCGAGCAATGTACGCATTTCGGTGTCTTTCCCGAAAACACGTTTCAGGATCAGTTTCGGGGTAATCAGGGCCTGTTCCAATACCAGTTCCTTGTGTTTCTCGAGGGCACGTGCGTGTAACTCCGCAATATAGGTATTCAATGCGATGGATGCCCTGTCCCTGCCCTTGCTGCATCCTTTGGCCGCATTCCATAAGTTCAGAGGCACGCTTCTTTGGATACGGGCATCGTCGTAGCTCCCGTTGATGGTTATCCGCATCAGTACGGGGGCCTCACCGTTTTTCAACAATTTCGTTTTGAGCACGAAAAAAAGAATGTTCATTGTTCCTTGTTTCATCACTTTTGTTTTTTTAGAGGTGTTACATCCAATTGTTTCGTCAAAACCGGATGGCATGAGGACGTGAAACGAAATGTTAAATTCGGTGGCTTTTTTGAGGGACTTGTGGAATAGCCATAAAAATCCCATTTTTATCAGGTTCGAATTGCCTTTTGTATCCCGGGTTCGATTCCTTTTTTTATCCCGATGGGAAATACCGAATTTTTAAATTTATTTCACATTTTCAACTCCATCCGGTCATGTGTGCAAAATTACTTTTTCACACCGGAGATTGAAATTGTCAAACAGTTGAAAAACAATGAAGTATGATACATATTTATGGCTTTTTCAAAAGCCTTAAAAAAAGCCACTGAACTGGCAAAATCCAACTTCACAAATATGTAATGAAATGCGTAGCGAGGGTAAAAAAAGAACCCTTGAACTATCTCTAATTCAAGGGTTTTCTAAAATTGAAAAGCTTTTTGGTGGTGCCACCAGGAATCGAACCGGGGACACAAGGATTTTCAGTCCTTTGCTCTACCAACTGAGCTATGGCACCAAAATGGTTATCGGTAGAGCTTTTCACTTTGTAATAGAACACCTCTCAGAAACTATTGTTTCTTGTTTGCGGTTGCAAAGGTAGGCATATTTTTTGATTCTACAAATTTTTTGCAAATTTTCTATGAAATTCTTTTTGATTTCAAAAAAATGCTTTACCTTTGCACTCGCAAAACAGAAACGGAATGTAGCGCAGTTGGTAGCGCACTACGTTCGGGACGTAGGGGTCGGGCGTTCGAGTCGCCTCATTCCGACACTGTAAAGGATAAGCCACTGAAAGTCAGTGGCTTATCTCATTTTAAGCAAATCCGCCGGGACGAAATCGGGACGGGAATTATTAACCATTTGTTTCTGCTGTTAGCAAAAACAAATAAAAAAAAATGTCCAAAATCCAAGAAATCAAGAGTTACACACCACCTATATTACATACGGGTAAAGATTGGTACATTGACTTTTACGCATTCAATCCTGTTGACGGAGTGATGAAACGGAAAAAGATCAAACTGAACTTCATCAAATCCGTTAAGGAAAGAAGGGCATACGCCAAAGGATGCATCAACAGACTATCAGAAAAACTCGCAACAGGATGGAATCCTTGGATTGAGCAAGAATGCGGCAACGCCTTTCTACTGTTCAAAGATGTAATAGACAAATACCGCACTTTTCTCGCCAAAATGCAAAGGGACGGGAGATACCGACAAGAAACGATCAAATCTTATAGCTCCTACCTTCGTAATATGGAAATCTTCAATGAAGAGAAAAAGGTCCCTATCACCTACATTTACCAATTTGATAAGGATTTTTGTGTTATGCTGCTTGACGAAGTGTATATAACTAGGGATAACACTGCATTTACGCGCGATAACTATCTCGGTTTTTTGAAGTCTTTTTCCACCTTCTGTCTGAACCATAACTATTTAACACAGAATCCAACAGCCGGGATCAGTAGTCTGGGAAGAAAAGGGAAAAAAAAGCTACGCAACATCCTGCCACCGGAAACACTTGCAAAAGTGAGCGACTACTTAAAGAACCATAACCCCTATATGTTGCTGGCAAGCTATATTCTATACTATTGTTTTATCCGACCGGCGGAAATGGTAGGATTGAGATTAAACGATATAAGTTTGAAAAAGCAAACAATATTCGTATCAGACAATATATCAAAAAATCGCAAAGATGGCACTATTACATTACCATCAAAAGTCATACATCTCATGTTGGACCTGCACATTTTCAACAATCCCGGTGATTATTATTTATTCTCTGACGGGTTTCGTCCCGGTAAAACAAAAAGATCTGAAAAAATGTTCCGGGACTGGTGGGCACATCATCTCAGAAAAGATTTAAAGCTTTCCGCCCAATATAAGTTTTATTCCTTAAAAGATACAGGTATAACGAATATGTTACGACATTATGATGTGTTAAGCGTACGTGACCAAGCTCGTCACAGCAGTATATTGATGACAGATATTTACACGCCTCATGATATACAGGAAGCCAATGATCTTATAAAAAATTATCAAGGAGATTTTTAGTAAGCAGATATTAAGCGGTTACCCGTCACTGGGCCGCTTGATATTCTAAAAAAAGTAAAATATGAGATTTTATTTATTATCCTCAATCTTCGCTTTGATTTGTTGAAGTAATCTAAAAGCTCCGGCCATCTTATAGTTGCCCAGACATTGCTTGGCTTGCATGATACAGGATTCAACAGTAAGTTTCAAATCCGGTGTGAAAGCGGATTTGTTAATTTGCATTTCTTTGGGAAGTTCATCAGCATGGTTGTTGAACCATACGATCATTTCATTCAATTCCTCTTCGGAATAAGATTCTTTTTTTTCAGCCATAATACATAAGTTAATGTTAGTTCCGGCAAAGATTACAAAAATAGCCCCGACTCATCACGAGCTGGGGCAGTCCAATTTATAAATTTAAAGTCTTATGATGAAGATTGTCTATTGCGCCAATGCTTTACTATCAGCATAACGACAATCAAAACGGTTACACAAACACAGGCAAAACCGATTTGTTCAGGCAGCGTGGATTCTTTTTTCTCTTTTATGGTTTCTGACCGGTTTTCTTCACGGGTATTGGAAGTGGTTTCCTTGTCAGCTTTCACTTCCGTACTGTCTTTGATTGCAGTTTCCTTCCTTTTATTCTTGCTGAAATCACCTTCCACATGACCGTCTGCCAATAACGGAGGTTTTCCAGTCAGACTGTCGGGCGGTTTTCGGGTATCATAGATACGGAAATCAATTACATAGTTACCATTAGTGGTAATGAGTTCGCTCAAAGACGTACTTGATCCGTGTACGATATTGACAGATTCACGTGTACTATCTTTCTGTATAATCTTAGTGTCTGACTTGACAGATTTATGCGAGCTGCCACATGATCCGAACAGCAGGAACAGACACATGAAAGGAGCCAGCAATATATGCCGGCTTACCCAGTTCATAACTCTAACCAACATAAGAGATATCATTTATGCGGTTCATCCACCCCCGTTTGAACTTGTTGTTTGCTGGGCGTTTCCGGCATATATCCTCGATAAAGTCAAACCGGGCAATCTTAATCATGTCGAACAACTCACGCGGATTCTTGGCATTTACTGCGGCAATGGTCTTGGGACCTACAATGCCATCCATCGTAACACCAAGCAAGCGTTGAGGAATCTTAATTCCGTGCGCACCGGATGCCCACACCCAGTCCACAAGAATATTTGCCACAGATTGATCCTGTATCAAATCAGCTTTCCATCTATCCCAATAATGTGGTTTGAGTACACGATTAACAACGTCCTCACGAGTAAGCAGATGTAGATCATCCACATCTATGTCACCGTCACCATCCTTGTCATAGCCGCACGATTTCCATGTGCCGATAGTCACGCCCATATTGGTAGCCCCTCCCAAATCGTCAGGGTCATTTACAAAACCGCCTTCCCACTTTAGGATAAACGGTGCAAGTTTTCTTACGTCAGCCATACTATTCATTAATTATAATTATTCGATTTTATTTTCTTTGAATTCCGGCAGGATATATTGTATGTTGACCGCTGCTTCATGCAAGACCTTATGAAGTTCATCTTCATTCAAATCCGTTTCATCTGTAAACTCACAAAAGATATTTCCAACCCAATCTTGAGATGAATTAAGCCGTTTAATAGCGACGCTGTTGCATCCATTTGTTGATAATAGAGATTTGGCAACCTTATCCTTAACCTGGTTATCAATATCTGAGTAGAACATGAAAAGATTCTTTGCGAGATTTTCTGCAAAAACGGCCACTTCACTCATGGGAAGTGATTGGATGTTTTCACGCATTCCGGCTATACCTTTTCGTTTTACTTCGAACTGCACCGAAAGAAAAGCTATATGCCCTAAAGGATGGGGTTGTACGATATATACCCTGTCTGCTTTCGTTTCATAAAGTACACGCCACAGCTCACCGAACACCTTGGCGGAGTTCTCGCTGCGGTGGTAACTTCTTCTTTCCTCCTCTTTTTTAAAATATTCCACTTTTAAATCAGTCAGTTTGTTTTTGGTATACTGATTATAGGCGAAATAAGCTGCCAGCAATGTTCCGGCAGCACTAATAATGTTTGCAATATCTATCTCCATTACATTCACCGTTTAATTATTATATGATAAATTATTCATCCTGTTTCCTTTATTTCTCAACTGTCCCTATCTTTCCTGAAAAAATGCCGAGAATTTATATATATGCAAAATAAATCCATATCCATATTGCTTACTATTCATATTTCACTATCTTTGTCAATACTTTGTTGACCTGATTCTTTCAAAACTATTATTGATTGGATTTAACCTCCCCCCGTCAGACTGTGAAGCCAGACGGGGGATTCCATTATTCGACAGATAGACAATAAAAAAAGAGCCTGATGACAATATTTATTGCCATCAAGCTCCTGGTTACACTGCAAAGATAGTGAAAACTATTCCATATTCAATCCATAT